GACATTGAGGACCTATTTGATGCTTTAGAGGAAAGACAAAATAAAGCAATCGGCGGTCCAGTCGTTCCATCAATTCCTTACAGAGAACATTTTGCAGATGGCACTGAGCCCGATAACAGATCAGATGAAGCAATTTTAGAGAGTATTAAAAACCAAATGTTTGAATTAGAACAGGGTTGGAATACAGGGAAAAGTATTCCAGGAAAAATTATGGATGTAGCCAGAGTAGATAACTGGCCTTATTATGCAGCGAGAATGTTAAAAGCTGGAATGAACGTTGCAGAAGTATCTGCTAAACTTCCTTTTGTAGGAATTGAGTTATTACAGAAATTAGCAACGCAACCTGCATTTAAAGTTGTTCCAGGAGATACAAAGAAATCTGCCGCTGAGATAGGTTTAGGTGAAAGTTTTTCTGAAGGAATGGATGACAGTTGGATAACAGATCAACCACATAACAAATTAGAAGGACAAGGTTTATTCAAAGAAGCATTTGGAAAATTAATGCCGGGTACTTTCGCTGATAAGACTGGAGTAAATTCTTTAATTAGTGATATGGAAGATAAGATGAAAGCCCAAGGTCAATCTAACTGGGGAGAGATAGCTGGGAAGAATATAGAAATGGGATTAGACATTTCATTACCGTTTGGCTATGTGGCAGCTGCTAATAAATACAAAGCTCTTGAAAAGTCTTTAACTCCTTTTATTTCTGGTAAAAGCTCTTCAAAAGTAATTGAAGAAGCTTTAACCGAGAAAGGAATGAGTAGAAGAGACTTTAATAAACTTTTAGTTACAGGTGGAGCGATTGGTGCTCTTAAATTTTTAGGTTTAGATAACCTATTAAAAGGTGTTTCACGTAACCCGGTCCCTGGTTCAATTAAAATGTTGGAAAGATCAACTACTAAGATGCCTGTATGGTTTCCAAAATTTATAGATAAGATAAATGATAGAATGACATATCATGGTGATGGTATGTGGTCTTTTAAAGGTACGGATGATTTCCTTCCAGGGTTTCATATAGAAAGAATCGGTGATGATTATCACATCAGTGGTAAAAATGAGTACGATCAAGATTTTAGTATTACTTATGAATCACCAAAATGGGAAGGCGATGCAGACGGATCATATTATAACAGCGGAGAATTTATAGTGGAAGATTCTGTTCCAGTTGGACGTTCAGTAGACGATGTAGATTTTGATGGTGAAGTAGTTGAAGACCTTCATAACGTATTAGGTGGTACTAGAGGAATGGAAGAAATTGCTACAGGTGAAAAAATTAAAGGAATGACTAACGGGGAAAGACAGGTTGATTGGGCAGAAGGTAGAGCTCAAAGTAACTATGATACGGCAAGAGATGAAGGGTATTTTGATGACGTCGAATAGAATGATAAAACCTAAAAGATTAACTAAGACCATTCCCCCTTTAAAAGGACCAGTTCCTCAAGGTTTGCCTTATGGCAAGAAACCTGTTATAAAAACAAATATAAGTGGATTAAAAAATGGCAGATACTCCGGAAGATAGAAAATTTTCGCCTATGGAAAAGGCATTACCAGGTATACCAGGTGTAGACCTAGACAAGGACGATGTTGCGTCTGATATAGACGTACAGATCGAAGGACAAGAACCAACACCAGAAGGTGGACCAGAAATTACAGAAATGGCAGATGGTGGAGTTGAAGTTAACTTTGACCCTACACAATTAAATCCTGGCAACCCAGATGATCATTATGCTAATCTAGCAGAAATGCTTCCTGAAAATGTTTTAGGACCATTAGCTTCTGATCTTTATGAAAAACAAATGGATTATAAAATGTCCAGAAAAGATTGGGAACATACTTATATTGAAGGGCTTGACTTACTTGGATTTAAGTATCAACAAAGAACACAACCATTTCAAGGAGCTTCAGGCGCTACTCACCCAGTTTTAGCTGAAGCAGTTACACAATTCCAAGCACAAGCATATAAAGAATTATTACCAGCACAAGGACCTGTAAGAACTCAAATTATGGGTATCCCTACACCACAAAAAGATCAGCAGTCGCAAAGAGTTAAAAATTACATGAACTATATGTTAATGAGTCAAATGGACGGCTATGATGAAGATTTTGATAGAATGTTATTTTATTTACCATTAGCTGGCTCTACATTTAAAAAAGTTTTCTTTGATGCTGTTAAACAGCAACCAGTTTCACAATTTGTTCAAGCAGATGATTTATTAGTTCCTTATAGTGCAACTAATATTGAAGATGCTGAATGTGTTATTCACGTTTTAAAAATGTCTGGTAATGAAATTAGAAAACAACAAGTTTCAGGATTTTACAGAGATGTAGAATTAGGAACACCACAAATGTTTGAAGACCCATTAAAACAAAAAGAAAAAGAATTAGATGGTCAAAAGAAAACTAAACCTGAAGATATTTACACTCTTTTAGAGTGTCACACAAATTTGGACCTGGAAGGTTTTGAGGACGTTAATCCACAGACTCAAGAACTCACAGGTATCAAACTACCCTATATCGTAACCATCGATGCAGGTAGCCGTACAGTTCTTTCTGTAAGAAGGAACTTTGCGCCCAACGATCCGACTAAAAAGAAAACCCAATATTTTGTCCATTTCAAATTTCTGCCTGGACTAGGGTTTTACGGTTTCGGATTAATACATATGATTGGCGGATTGAGCAGAACCGCAACGGTCGCTCTCCGCCAATTATTAGACGCTGGAACTTTATCAAATTTACCAGCTGGATTTAAAATGAGAGGTATTAGAATTAGAGATGATGCTTCTCCTCTACAACCAGGAGAATGGAGAGACGTTGACGCTCCTGGTGGAAGTTTAAAAGATTCATTTATGAACTTGCCATATAAAGAACCTTCTCCAGTTCTTATGCAATTACTAGGAACAGTAGTAGCAGCAGGGCAAAGATTCGCGTCCATTGCTGATAATCAAGTAGGTGATGGAAATCAAAACGCTGCAGTTGGAACAACTGTAGCATTATTAGAAAGAGGCTCTAGAGTTATGAGTGCAATACATAAAAGATTGTATGCATCTCTTAAAGAAGAGTTTCAATTATTAGCTAAAATTTTTTCGACTTCTCTACCACAGGAATATCCTTACGATGTTGTTGGTGCACAGAGAACGATAAAGTCAGCTGACTTCGACGATAGGGTAGATATTCTACCTGTTGCAGACCCGGATATATTTTCACAAACACAGCGTATAAGTGTAGCTCAAACTGAATTACAGTTAGCTATGTCAAACCCAAAAATGCACAACTTATATGAGTGCTATAGATCTATGTATACGGCTTTAGGAGTTAAGGATATCGATAGAGTCCTTCCTCCACCGCAACCACCAATGCCAAAAGATCCTGCGTTAGAACACATTGATGCTTTAGCACAGAAACCTTTTCAAGCTTATTCAGGTCAAGATCATAGAGCGCATGTTACCGCGCACTTACATTTTATGGCTTTGAATATGGTGAGGAATAATCCTATCGTTATGGCTGCCATAGAAAAGAATATTTTAGAGCACATTAGTTTAATGGCTCAGGAACATGTTCAAATGGAATTTCCAAAAGAGATGCAGATGTTAACTCAATTACAACAAATGTCTCAACAGAATCCACAAGCACAACAACAGCTACAACCACAGATTCAAGATCTTACTCAAAAAATAGAAGCTAGAAAAGCTATTTTGATAGCAGAAATTCAAGAAGACTTCATGAAGGAAGAGAAGAAAATTACTTCTCAGTTTGATCACGATCCATTACTTAAACTTAAATCAAGAGAAGTTGATCTTAAAGCTATGGATGCAGCAAGAAAACAAGACGAAATGGAGCAAAGAAAAGCAGTAGAACAAGCTAAAATACTATCTAGAGAAGGTATTGAGGATGATAAGCTTGAACAAAACGAAGAATTAGCTATACTAAGAGCTGATACATCTTTAACAAAACAACATATGACTGATGTCACTAAAATGGATATTGCTGATATGAAACGTAAAGATGTTAAAACACTAAAAGGTCCAAAATCTTAGGAGGATATATGGCAAAGAACGGTAAAGAACCATTCTACAAAGGAATAGATCAGAAACAATTCATCAATAAAGATGGATACCTAAAAGGTGGTGTTGAGATTAAAATTCCTGAAGAGATCCCAACAGTAAACAAAGTTGGTGGTCAAAGAAGAATGCTTGCTGAAAAAAAGTCAAAAGTTAAATGGTACTAACCGATGTGGTTCAGTGCAATTAAACTTGCTTTAAACGCAGGTACGCATATTTATAAGAAGCGTAAAGAGACGCAAATGGCTATGGCTGATGCACAACATATGCACGCAGCTAAGATGGCCCGAGGTGAGGAAGCTTACCAGGGCAAACTTTTAGAAGCCCGTCAAAACGACTACAAAGACGAGGTGGTCCTTGCGATTCTCACGTTGCCCATTTTGGTGCTCGCATATGGGGTTTGGTCGGACGATCCGGCAGCTATGGACAAGATAAAAGTGTTCTTTGAGCATTTTCAGGCACTTCCATCATGGTTTACTAATTTATGGATACTTGTATGTGCGAGTATTTTTGGTATAAAGGGTACACAGATATTTAAAAACGGAGGAAAAAAATAATGAGACAGAACGGAGTTAGAAGTAACGTTAGGTTTCCATATGCAAGTAGAACTAAAAAATCTACTGGCGGAAAATCTCAAGGTTATGATGACAGACTGGATGAATCATTAGGCGCACGAAATGGCAAAAAATCTCAAAGTTTAAAAGCTAGAAGAGATGAGTCTAAAGGTATGGAAAAAGCTATGGGCAAAAGAGCTTATTCCTCTGTGTCTACAATGGATAAATCTTAATAAATAATAAGGAGCTAAAATGGCAAACTCAGGAAGAATGAATCTACTTGAAGAAGTAGGTCGGATAGATGCAGAAAAATCTAATCCTAATCGTAGAGCTGAAAAAAGAAGAGTTGTTGGAGAATTAGACAAAGGCTACAAAAAAGGTGGTCGTGCTGGTTTCTCTCACGGTGGTTCAGTTGGTGCGGTTATGAGCGGCAAAAAAGTCGGCATACAAATAAAATAATGCCTGGAGCAGAAATTAAAGGAAGAAGCAAAAGAGCTAACTATAGACATGGTGGTTCTGGAGGCGGATACCAAGATAACAGCGCTAAAGCTATGCCTAAATATTTTAGTGCTAATAAAGACTACTATCCAAGTGGTGGAGTTCCAATAAGAGTTGGAGCTAAATCTGGTGGTGGTAAAGATAATTGGATTCAAGATGCAACAGCATCTATTAAAAAACGGGGTACTAAAGGAAAATGTACACCAATCACGAAAAAGGGTTGTACCGGTCGTGCTAAAGCATTAGCTAAAACTTTTAAAAAAATGGCTAAAGAAAATAAAAAATCCTAATGGATGAAATAATAAAGTTAAAAAGACAAATTAAAAACACATTATCAGCTGTCTCACTTGCGTTAACTTCAGGTGCAGGGGTTGACAATTTTGAATCTTATAAGTATATGTTAGGACAGATAAACGCTTACGAAGCAATCTTACAGGAGATTTCCAACCTGCTTGAAAAAAAGGAGCAATATGAAAAACACACAGGAAACGTCATCGACATCAACGACAGACAAACCAAAAATTAAATCAGCATTATTAGATAAATACGAAGAAGCATCAGCCAAGTTGCCTAAACCAACTGGTTGGAGAATTTTAGTTCTTCCTTTTAAAGGGAAGAAAAAAACTAAAGGAGGAATTCTTTATTCCGATGAACAAGTCGAGAGACAACAACTAGCTACAGTATGTGGAAACATACTAGAGATGGGTCCAGACTGTTATAGAGATAAAGAAAAATTTCCCGATGGTCCGTGGTGCAAAAAGGGAGACTGGGTAATATTTGCCCGGTATGCAGGATCTCGGTTTAAGATAGAAGGTGGAGAAGTACGACTGTTAAACGATGATGAAATCATCGCGACAATTAAGAACCCAGAGGATATAGTCCATGAGTTCTAATTTAATACATAGGAGGAAACTATGCCTGATCAAGAACAACAATCAGACAATCAAAAAGAAGAAAAGTTAGTTCCACTTGACACAACAGGTCCAGGGGCCGAAGTCGATTTACCAGAAGATACGGTAACAAAAGACGAAGCACCAGCACCCGAAGTTACAACGGAACCGGAACAAGAGCCAGCGAAAGTTACTGAAGTACCAGCAGAACCAGAAAAAACGGAACAAGAGCCAGTAGAAGAACAAAAACTAGAAGAGTATAGTGAAGGCGTTAATAAACGTATTGCTAAACTAACTAGAAAAATGAGAGAAGCTGAGCGTAGGGAAAAAGCTGCGCTTGATTATGCACAGGGTGCTAAACG